GGTTCCGAAGTGCGATTTTTCTGTACGAGTTTCCTCTAAAACCTTTATAGAAACCTACTTAAAACAAATCTTGCGTAACTTTTTAGACCAAATGAAATATCCATCTTTAGTAACAAAGAAAATCAGCGAGCTTTCACCAGCAAAATACAATCCTAGAAAAATTACTTCCGAGGCTTTGGGAAGGCTGACAAAATCTTTAAGCGAACTTGGGAATCTTCAGCCAATAACTTGGAACGCCAAAACTGGGAACATCGTTGGAGGCCATCAAAGGCTAAAGTGCTATTTGGCACTTGGGAAAGATGAGGTCGATGTGTGGGCAGTTTGGTTGGATGAAACGCAAGAGAAGGCGGCCAACCTTGCCCTTAACAAATTGAGTGGTGAGTTCGATATGCCACAACTCAAAGACATCCTAGAAGAACTAGATGCGGGTGAGATCGATATTGATATTACCGGGTTTAGCTTGGATGAGATCGGAAAGATGATGGAAGCAACTAGCCCAGAGGACGAGAAGGGTGGAGACGGCGAGAAATGCTTGGCGTGTGGGAAGCCTCTGTGAGAAATGATACGACAAAAAGAGCTATGCGAGAAGTGGGGGCTAGTGAAGAGCGAAATCTCAAAGCTAGTAAAAAGAGGTATGCCCCTTACAAGCGTAGCCGATGCAGAGCGTTGGAAAATAGCCAATCAAAAGAAGCCAAGCAGGGCGAGGCCGATCTTGTCAGCATCAACGAACTTATCAGAGACATCAGAAAACTCGGATGCAGAGTCGATCAAATTGGAAAATCCGCTTGGACGATTACATCGAGCGAGGAGAGCCGAGGTAGTTGCTTACTCATTAGTTCAGAGGGCAACCAACGAAAGAAACCCAGTCGCTATGAGGGCGGCAGTTCAAGGATGGGGCGAGGCAAAAAAGCGAGTGGCAGAAGCCGAAATGGAACACGCCCGATGGGAAGAGGTGAACAGAGTTACAATTCGGATGGACGAGGTTCGAGAAGTGTTCGGCAAATGGCTGGGAGCAATTAGAAACCTAATGGACGCTATGCCTTCGAGCTTGGCCGCACGAGCAAACCCTAGCGACCCAGAATGTGCTAAAAGGGCTATCCAAGAGGGCATTGATCAAATCTTTGTGACCATTCAGAAAGCAGAGGGAGCATTCAAATGAACGAATGCTTCATTGTTTTGCTGGTAGCAATCGCAATTCTAGGCATAGTGCTTCCATTCTTTGATCGATGAAAACCACGAAGCCTACAAGAATAGCCTTGGCCTACTGCCGGAACTCTAGCTACTCAACGCTTTTTATTCCCGCTAAAGGGCAACTCAAAAACTTTGAAAGCAAATATGGTTTTTCTATGTGCGTAGGGTGTTGCTTCAAAAACTACCCAAAGACAAGGCAGGGCGTTGGAAGATACTGGATGGTTCACTTTCATCACGCAGTTGTTAGGGACAAAGCAGACCCAGTCGCACTTCACAAAACCCTTATGCAGATACCAGAGTTTAGGGATTTATGTGCCCACGATGTTCCATTCTTTGACCAATGAAACGCTCTCCACTTAAACGCAAGACCCCACTCAAACGAGGCGGGAAACTACGCCGAGTATCTGCAAAGAGAAAAGGCCAGAATGAGGTGTATAAAGATGTGCGAGAGAAGTTTCTAACCAACAATCCAGTCTGCCAAGTGTGCCGTTGCAAGATGGCGAGCCAAGTTCACCATAGGCGAGGAAGGTTCGGGGATAGGCTAAACGAGGTAGAGTTTTTCTTGGCGGTTTGCTTCGAGTGCCATCATCAAATCCATATGAACCCTGCTTGGGCATATGCAAAAGATTATCTGGTCAAGAGATGAACCAGATTGATGAGGCCAAGAACTTTGCTCGTCTTTTGTTTGAGCCAAGGGAACAACTCTCAATCCCAGAATGGGCAGAGAAAAACCTCACCCTTTCAGCTAGGGTTACGAACATACCCGGTGCGTACTCGACAACCCTCACGCCCTATGTCCGTGAACCGCTAGAGGCTTTTGGCGATGACTCGATTCGGAGGGTGGTGCTGGTATGGGGGGCACAGACAAGTAAGACCACAACGATTCTAGCTGGCCTAGCGTACCGAATAGCAGAGCGACCCTGCCCCGCCTTGTGGGTGATGCCGTCGGAGCATTTGGCTAGGTCTTTCACAGAAACTAGGTGGTTGCCAATGATTGATGATTGCCCAGCCCTAGCCAAAGAGAAACCAGACAACACAGACAAGATTAAAATACTAGAGCAACACTTTAAGCGATGCTCGGTATGGTGGGCTGGCACAAGCCCCTCGGCTCTTTCTAGTCGCTCGATTGCGTTGCTTTGTATGGATGAGGTCGACAAGTTCCCAGAGCAAGCGGGGTCGGGGCGAGAGGCGAACCCAGTTCAACTCGCAGAGGCACGAGTTAGCACCTACCCAAACCATCTCATCATAGCAACTAGCACCCCGACAACTGCCGACTCAATCATTTGGAGCGAGTGGCAAAAAGGGGATATGCGTTTCTACTTTGTCCCTTGTCCTCATTGCGGGCATAAGCAGAAACTGGTCTGGGGGCAAGTGAAGTGGGATGAGTCGGCAAAGATCGAGGATGGGGTTTATGATTTTAAGCTGGTGAAATCCTCGACCTACTACGAGTGCGAGGGGTGCAAAGAAAAGATTACAGACGGACAGAAAACCAAGATGCTTCGAGAGGGCGAGTGGAGGGCAACCAATCTAAAGGGCGAACCAGCCAGACGCTCCTATCATCTCAACGGCCTCTATGCCCCTTGGGTTAGCTTCGGGAGCTTGGCTGTGAAGTTTCTGCAAGATAAGCACAATGGAATCATCGGCCTTCAGGACTTCGTGAACCGAGTTCTAGCAGAGCCTTGGATGGAACACGAGTCGGAGAAGATGGAAATCGTGGCGGGTGACTACAAGATGGGCGAGGTTCGTATGGGTGAGAAGCTGATTATGGCTTGCGATATTCAAGAGGCTGGGGGATTCCACGCTTGGTGCGTTGTGAGGGCTTGGGATTTAGAGGGTAGGTCAAGGCTGGTTTGGGCTGGGCGGTTGGAAACTTGGGGAGACATCCAAGCCAAGGCAGAAGAGTTTGGCGTAGAACATAAATGCGTTTTCTGCGATTCGGGCGATCAAACTAGAGATGTTTATTTGAATTGTTGTAAGAATGGCTGGATGGCGTTGGTCGGTTCAGATCGAGCCAGCTTCTCCGAAATTGTAGATGATCGAAAGCTCCAACGCCCCTACGCTCGAATCGCAAATGGAGACCCCTTCAGCGGTAAGGCAGTTCAATCCAAGACTGGGTGGAAGTGGAAGTTCTGCCCAGTTTGGCGGTGGTCTAACCCATCCATCAAAGACATCCTATCCAACCTATTAAAAGAACCCGGCTACATAGCCTTGGACACCCCCGATGTTTGGCGAGTGCATATTGAAGCAGAGGTAAAGGTGCGGGTGAAAAACCCTATGACTGGAAGGGAAAGACTTGTCTGGAAGCAGATAGGCAAAAATAATCATTTGCTGGATTGCGAGTGTATGGCAATCGTAGGTGCGGCCTTATATGGTCGATTGAAAGTCTCCCCTGCAAGTTTGACAGAAAGTGAGTTTGATAATGGCGAAGGGTGATTTCATTGGGCTACCCCTTGCTACCTTAACCTCCTTGCGTGACAAGTATGTAACTTGTCTCGAGGCGATTGCGGTGGCGGGTTCAAGCTATTCGATAGCTGGTCGTTCGTTTTCAAGAGCGAATCTCGGTGAGGTAAGAGATACGATTGCGGAATTGACCCTAGCCATTGAGTCTGCTAATGGTACTCGTATCCGCACAACTTACGCAAAGTTCTCGTGAAAAAAGCCCAACTCAATTTAATAGATAAAGCCGTTGCTTTTCTGAACCCGCAAGGGGCAGTTAATCGGATGATTGCACGACAAAAGCTCGTCAACTTCTCCTACGATGCAGTTAAATATACAAGGGAAAGAAAAGGGCCGAGTGCCCTTTCTGGTGCAGAAGATTATCACTCTAATTATGACCGAGTAGAATTGATGAAGCGGGCGAGGGACTTGGCAGAGAATGTTGGCCTTGTTCGCTCAATCCTAATGAAGTTCGCCAGCCACACCGCCGCAAACATTTCTTACCAAGCCCGAACCGAGAACCCCGAAGTTAATACAGAGGTAGAGGCATATTGGGCAGAGTGGTGGGACAAGTGCGACCTAACCACAAGGCATACTGGCTCAACCCTTATGCAAGTGGCGATGATGAGTATGCTCCGAGATGGTGACTTCCTTTTCGTTTTGGTTCGAGATAAGGATGGCAACCTAAAGATTCAAGGCATTGAGGCAGATAGGTTGGGTGACCCATTCAAGGTTTATACAAGCCTAGATTTGATCGGTGGAATCCATATTGATCGGGATACTGGTGCTCCTACCGCATACGACATCTACAACCGAAGCATTGGCGATTTCTACACCTACCAGACAACCATCCCCTCAAGCCAAGCCTTC